CATTTTTCTGTTGCGTAACAAGTTATTACTTATTAGCATTTTTAAAAAACGGGATACAGTGAAACCCCAAGGGCGTAACCTTGTCTAAAACTAAATTAATATTATATTATAAAACTAAATAACTTAATTATAGACCCTTGGGTCTGCTCCTATCATATTTTCGCGCATGCGCCTTAGCAGTAATCTGAAAAATATAACTTAAGGACAGTTATGGATGGTGAAAGCATCCATAAAATTGGGTGGATAAACCGTTGATACAATAAATGCTGATATCAACAACATTCGACATATTAATACAATCAACAACCGAACAATATTTTGTTTTATACTTGCTCGGTTAATGTTATATTATTGACGTTTGTTGCCTTAAATGATATCGACATTAATGCATTGGATGGGGTCCCCATTCCCCTACCATAAGTTTATTTACAAATGATTTCACCATTAATTAATTAAACATCTAAACCGTATTTACGGTATTATTTACACTAATTACACATATTTACAATATTTACAAATATATTTACAATGTATACAAATAATAATGCAACTAAGTACATGTATATAGAGCGTATTTTAAGCGTTTTTGCCACTGAGTTTCGCCTCTCATATAGTTTGGGATTTTATCTGAAGTTTTCTCTTTATAATTTTAATTTTTATCATGTACAACCACAGCATTTGTTAAGCCATAGTCATGATTTGCGCATCGCTTATTAGGACACTGAAAATCATGCTGTTTATGGTCAATACTGTTATATTTGTGGCTGTGACTGTATATGATACCACATGTTTTACAAACATGAGGGTGGTAGTCTGATACAGACTTCTTATCGTAAACTGTACCTTTCACTAGGCCAGTTTTTAATACTCTTTGCATCAGTGCATGCTGACGCATATAATTTTTCTTTTTAATACTTTCTTCTTTTTTCTGTATTAAAATTTCTTTTGGTGGTCGTTCTATCTGTGAGAAGTCAAACGTGTTCTTTGCTACAGACAGTAAATAGGTGTCAGGAGCCAATTTTCTATTAACACCGGCACTGTCTATATAATCTAGAATTCTCAAATAATTATCAGCATCTTTGGACTTAAGGTATAGAGCTATTTGATTTTCGTACTCCGGATTTCTTGATAGATGTTGGATATACCATCTCAATATCTTGGTGTCCCAACCGAGCGGTGCAACGCTTTTTATACCCGCTCTTATGGTATAATCAGCCATCAACCCAACAATTGGTTTTACATTCTTAGGTATCCGGCAGCCGTTGTAAGAAATGTTATGGGCCAAATCCTTTAGATGTGCTACTTCCAACTTATACTCCATCTGTGATATATCATCTAAGCTGTTAATATTATATACAGATTTCAATGCTCCGATGGTTGTCTGGTAATGCAGTATATCATTCAAATCAGGTGACTTTTTCCTCAATTCAGAGTACTCCAAGCTGCCATCGCCAGTGACCATTAACATTACAATACAAAACGCGCGTATTATTCTTATATGAGGGTACATCAAAAGATAGGACCCTATTTTGCTTCGTGTAATTCCAACACAGATATCATTATCCGGGTCCCAGACTTGTGTCTCTCGCTTCAATGTCAAGCGCATTTTTCCCAGTACTTCGGCTGTGTGTCGGTGCGGAAGCCACCAGAGCTTGTACCTATCATCTACAGATGGCACTCTCAATTTTTTATCGTACGTCAGTTCTATATTGTTTGCTTCAGGCCCAGTGATAGCTCCGACGTACCTATGTGAGCAAAACTCTACTTGTGAGAAGTTGGTATATTTGTGGGCACCTGATTTCGTACCTGATCGTATAACTTTCTTGGCTTGCAACAGCACAGGTTCCAATTGTTCAATTAGCAATTGTATGGTCGCTGGATCTGAAAAAATAACTGTGTCATCACCATCTGAGATACTTGGTATTCTTGGTATCTCAATGACCTTGACAATATCTTCACCATTAACCTCTCGAACCTTGTAGTGTAACTTGCACACAGTTTTAAGGACTTCACTAGCCGATAGACCCACGATTTTTGATATAGCTCTATATATATTTAGAGCGACCAGAAGGGTGTTTCCGAATGATGTTAATAATTCTCCGCTGCCTCTCTGTCCGTTTCTGAACCAAAAGTTTCCGTCAGAATCAACACACAAACTAAATGCTAACTCACGTATCATGTTAAACAATACAGGCCATATTTTTTCTGGGAAGAATTGACGAATAAATAGGTACTCAAGGTACCTTTCATCAGGTGTAATTGTTGTATCAAGCGCAGAGAAGTCCAAAGAAGCGGCTGCAGGTTGTTGTATCTTAGTGCTCTTAAAGCCTGGATTGAGGTGGATGTAATCTCCAACGACGAAATCGTTGTCTATAGGCTCAATAGTCAAATCTGACTCTTTATTATAACCGTTTTTATAATACCTCCCTTCAGCTGGCCCGTTAAGTTCCCACAAAGCCCGCAGAACTCGGCCCTGATGTGTTTGAGGTGTTCCATTAATCGTGCCTTTATATAATTTATTTTTATTGGCTTTTGTGAGTAGATCACCTAAAACACAATAATGAGCTAACCTTGTAACTGCATCGCTGAATTGTATCATACGGTGTAAAATGTAGTTTTCTCTGTCAAGTTCTTCCAATGTTGTATTCCTAGGGCTAGTAATTCTACTATCCACTATGTTCTTCTTCAATTTGGCCTCTAATTTATGCATAGTCATGATGTAACTCGGAGTAGACTTTCCCTGAGCCCACAAATCAACCATAATCAATACCATCTCGTACCAGTTTGGATTTGCATCGATAAATTCACGCAGAGATCCTTGCTCATCAAATAACGCTGTGGCACCTTTCGGATTAATCATGGATAAAATTTCATCGGCAGTCGACAGTCTACACCTGCCAAGATTTTCCTTACCAATATCAGTCAGCATATGCTTTAGGATCTTAATCATCTCTTTTAGAGTGTTTTGTGACATTAGGCCAGGATCAACATCCAATCGCTTCTTCCTTGATGATTCTTTAAACTGGCCAGCAGATTGAGTGTGTCCGTGTGTACTAGTATAGTCATCAAGTCCAAAAATACTATATTGTGCTTCAGCAATAAGTCCATTGTGTTGTTTCTTAGGTTTTGAGACTGCAATCTTCTTTCTGAAAGTACCACGCACTATTATGTTCTCAAAGTGCATGTTATCTTGCCTAGTAAATGGAAACCTCTTACCATACTTACTCTTGACATAATTCAACAAAATATTTTCTCTTTCCAACCACCTTGGTTCCCAACGATCGTGTATATGCTCATCATCTACAACCATGTCATACTCTACACCCGGTGGTAACAATGGATGTTCAACAATTTGTTTAGCAGTTTTTCCATACTCATGGGTTTTATACCAATCATTTCGCCGCTTGATATCGTAATTTCTACCGTTGTTGTTCAATATATAATTGGCAGTATGGTACGATTCGAGTAACGAAACAGCTATTTCGTCCCATAAGGCATGTATATGGTCTCTTGAGAACTCTTGTTTGCCATTATAACCTCTACAATAAACGTAGTACTCATCGGAAAAGTATGATGTTGTTCCTAACTTAACCACCTTTATTGAATCAAAGTTTTTAACTAGCTCATAGAATATCTCTAATCCACCTGGATAAACACCATTGAATTTAAGTAGCATTTTGCCAGTGYCCTTTATTAATCGTGTTTGTAGCATTCGCAAGGTGTTAAGTAAGGACTGTTGGTTTGAGTGCGTTGTGCCAATCCAGGATTGTCGTCGTTTTTCAAAGTTTTGGTATGCCTCATTGGCATCGAATATGAGTAAATCATAAGTACCATCAGAACGTATTGAGCTGATACTTTCAATTGTTTTAACCAATACTCTTACATCTTTTATATTATTGTTGTGTGCTGCAGTATAATCAACTATAGGTAAAACTGTGACATTAGAGTCTAATACTGACATTTTATCAAAATCGGGAATAGAATGGTGGTGTTCAATGAGTGTGTTAACTACAATCGTTTTTGGTTTTGAATTCGCATAATAATTCGACATAAATTGAACGAATCCACCAGCACCACAGGCTGGATCCAATACCACTTGTGCTTCAGCAAAGAATATTGGGTCATACTCAACTAGTTGTTGCATCTTGTAAAAAGATCGTGAAGCTATGAAATCCCCTTCACCGCTACCAGTGATGTTAGGTAGTTGGAATCTACCGGCACCTTCGAGACGCATCTTCTGTTCACCGCGAATATTTCTAATTCTGTGTTGCATGTTTCGCCACATATTGTATATTCGTGTGTAATCTTCCGACGTGATCATCGGTACTCTGTGGCGGCGATTATAGTAACTCCATCGCAAACGACCCTTTAATGGTTGCTTGAATCCACGTATATAATTACATTGGCGTTCGGTGGTGTCTTTCATTATTAAAATTTCTTCTTCTAATGCTTCAGCAACAACTTCTACAGGCACCCCCTCTGAGCTAGCGATCTGTTGACAAACAGTTGTAAACGCGTCCTCATTTACTGTTTCAATTGTGCGAATTTTTTCTTTCAAAGCACGTTGAACACAATAGGTGTTCAACCTACCATAAAATCCTTTTGCCGTTATACTCTCATCCTGTGATTCCGGTACATTCTTAACAGTATTTAGTGGGATTTGATTATATTCAGCAACATTATAGTCTTCATAGTTTGATCCATTTATGGCCTTCCATAGCCGATCAAATACTTCACCAACATGCGGCATAGTTAAAGCATGTAGTTCCATATTCTCACTACCCTTCTCCGCTTTTAAGCGTTCGGCTTCAGCTTTATTGTGTGGAAAGTTAAAGTGATAGTAGGTAATTTCATGTTTAGGTATTCTATACAGGACATTGCCAAGGTTGTTTTCTCTGTAAAAATCAATGAGATTATCTATTACACTGAACAATTCGGCCCTGGTAATACGTATTTGGCCATCATGAGTAGCTGTGATCATTTTTATTTCGAGGGAGGATAAGAACTGCGCAAAGGCATCCTCATCATCCTCTTTCCTAACATTGATTTTCAAAATGTTCCCAGCATACTTTATGTCATCAAGAGAGAATTTATACTCGACAAAGTCGTCTATGACTACTTTTTCATTATCTTTCTCGAATACTGTTTTTATTATACCTTGACCGGCACTAAAGATTACGGATGTAGCGGTGTTACCAGTGGCATTCATTAATTTACCCGATGCATTTGCAGCAACGCTTTTCAATGAGTGTAAGAGAGAACTCTTAACACGACTAACAGTGGTAGTGCTAACATCAATACGACGCTGAGTTTCCTCAGAAATAGTATTTTTGTTGCTTCTAGGCAAGATCTTCTTGTTTGCCTCATTAGACATGTTAACTATCATTTGACTAACTGTATTTCTTATTCTTATACTACAGTTCTTCAGTTGTCGGTATTCGCTTGGAAGTCTGGACAATCGTATATTCTCAGTTGTTGGTTCTAGTACATGTACTTTGTGTTCATTTGCATGTTTCTCACACCAGCTTGCACCATAGTAATTTGTATCCGACACAGATGGATGAACAATCCTCAGTCTACAACCACAATCTCCTCCCATGGTGTAAGTTTCTATATGATTGCAAGATGTTGAGTACTCTACCTGTATGTTAAGCCAATAAGCCAAAACGGTTAAACAGTGTTTTACCTCAGCGACGTTGTCTCCTTGTACAGCGTAAGGTATATAATACTGTATTTTTCTGAAGTTTAACACCGTTTCTGAATTGGTGTATGTGAATTCTCTTTCCATGAACATTATCTTAAATGGCTGAAGGTCACTACACCAGTCCTTGTTCGGGGTGCAGTACCACTTTCCCTCAACACCAGCAGGAAGGTTATACCGAGGATCCAGGTACAAACTGTCAGTCCATTCAACGCTATGTAAGTAATGCCCAGCGATGACAGGGTGGTTATGTAGGCAGAAATCATGATCATCATGCGTGTTAATGGGGAAGTGCGCTCCATTATAATATTCAGGTGTTAAAAATTCACCAATTTCACGTATTTCGTTAATTTTCGTCTCAGCGTCAGCAAAAGAAAAAACAGCTTGTTGACACTTCTGCCAAACAGTCGATGACGTGCCAACAGATAAAACGTTGTTGTCAGTGAATAATTTTGACATGTTTTCAAGAGTAACATGCTCCTCCTTAGCTTCACGCATGATGAACATTATATTATAAATTTTCTTCATTAAAGCATTACCAATTTCCTGTGTAACCCCGAATCCTAAAAGGTTGACTTCACAACTCATACCTTTCCGTTTTGTAATAAAACAGACCATACGTATTGTAATGCCAAAACACTCAATCTGGATATGCGATTGTATGTGATCTTTATCATAGTACATTTCAAACTTAACAACCATATCCTGGGTAACCATAACCATAATTCCATTCTCCAATTTCATCAATGGTAATATTGTGCCAAGTCGATGGAAAAGTGATGATGGTGTAATCTTCAACAAGTCAATGCAATAGGGTGCTACAAGTCTTTTAGCAAAGCTCGGTTGCCCAATTGAATTAGATATTACAGCCTCAGTCAATAAAGACAAAGGCATGGTTCCACCACAGACAGATGTATTAATGTCCATGGAGAAGAATAACTGCTCGGGTAATGATATTTTTCCAACTAGTTTAAGCATATTTCCGAATGCGACCTCAACTCTAACGTTCCGTGGGTTGTATATTGGAGTACTTTCTGTAGTTTGTTCTAATGCTGCACGAATTTGTTTTTGAGGAACGAAATGTCGTATGACAGGCACAGTGGCTAACCCGGCTGCAACACCTGCTGTTATACCGACTCCAGCTTGGTAACCAGTACTACGAGCACTGTGTCCGAATAATCTCTTTATGGCCTCCCACATAGCACTAAGTCCTCGCTTTGCGTACTCCCAGGTAATATTAATAGCAGTAGCAACTACAGGGACTGTAGCATACAGTGATCCAATAACTACACCACTAACAGCTGTTACTGCGGCTATTATAGCTGGAGTGGAAGTTAGAATAGCAAATGAATGTTCTTCTAAATTACCACCATCGAAATATGATGTAAAAGCTTCAGTCAACAATACAGGTAGAGCCAGCAGTGGTGAGACGCCGGCAAAGTCTTGAAATCTGTTTTTAAATGACCCATCAGGAAGTCGACCGTGTTTGAAGTAATCAACAGCCAAAGACACTGCAACTGTAATTAGTGAAAAAGGATCAGCTAATGTAGCCGCAATGTCGATTGCCATATCCGCTATATCATCAACTTTAGCTCTCAATTCTTCTGGGTTTCGGGGTAAGTATCCTTGCCATCTAGACTGTAAGCCTTGTTGTTCGTAAGCTGCGCAGATAATCCATTTAACAATACAAATACCAACCGATATCCCACCAACCATAGCAACACCTGCAACACCAAGATGTAAAGATGAATACAGGCCTTGTACGATTAAGGAAGTAGCGGTGAAACCCGATATTGTGGTACCGTCTCTTATTGCATAGGCAAGTCCCCGGTTAATAACTTTAACTAATTTGATCGAGTGTGTTAAAGAAGTTCCAGAAGCATTTGGATCGAGTGTCTTGGATAACCTACTCAGTACAGTGTTTTGTGCAACGGTCTTCGTAGCTACAGGTGAATACATAGTAAATAAAGTGCCGGCAAGGCCACCTAAACTCATAGCAACAATCTGTAGCCAACATGAGTATGAAGTATCGGGATCATTCGGTATTCCAACTAACTTTCGTTGGTTCGGTGAACATACATGTTTGATTGTAAAAGCAATTAACTGAACAGCGGCAGCAATCGCAGCTGCGGGCGCTCCGATTGTAACTACGAGGAGCGCCTCAAAACCAGCCAGAACTATAATAGCAAGTGGTTTACCAAGCACCTTCTGAAGATCGGTCCACATAACTCCAATAACACTAGTACCAAGGTAAACAGCCAAATTCGGTAATGCTACAAGTGGCGATACAGCCGCAAGAGAAGCACCAATGGCAGCAACCTGGGTAGAAAACCCGGATAAGAAAATCGGTAATGAATGTGTTTCTAGATTTTTCTCTTCTTTCGTACCAGTTATCATTTGAATAACTTTTCTGATGGGAGAGATTAGCCACATGAACCAATCGTGGATGAAGTTGACATTCTCATATATCGGTTTGTTATCCTGCATATGCGTTTCATATATATACTTTGCAAACTGTATTATACTAGTTTTTCGGCCATGGTCAATCTTGATCTGATAGGCATGTGTAACATACCTTTCCGTTCTTTTATCAATCTGGTCCGAGACAACATACGTTGCTCCTACTATTGACAAAATTGGTATACTACACAAAAGGCCAGCTGTTAACGACCTCATATCAAAATCTTCCTGCATGTTCCGTTTCATACCCAAATCAACTAGACGTTTTATAGCACCAGCACTCAACTCAACGGCGGTTTCATCATCTGCCATACTACATGTCAGCATGTATGAATCAATGTTTATTAAGGTTAAGATGTTATTATCATGCGCCCAACTCTCACTGAACTCATTGATGGACATGTAATCTTTTAATGTTGTAAGTGCCACATTTGTAGCTTCCTGAGTACTGCACAATCCGATCCTGCTATGGTTCTTAAACATATGCGAACACTCTTCCTTCGACATAAATGGTCGCAGGTACATTGCAGTTATATCACAATTGAGACCATTGAGTATGCGTAGCTTCTCTGTTAAGTTTCTATTCAGTGGTACGGCAGATGGTTGTCTTGAATTCTTTAGTAGGTTGTGTATAGTGACATAAGGTATTGACTCCTGATATATTGATGGTTTTAAACTTGCATTCATCATTATAGCCCTTCTAATGCTTTGGTTGGAATAATTAGCAGCAATAAGTAATGGATCATAATTCTGTGAGCAAATTTTCAGAAACAGCTCAGGTCCGCGAGCATATTCATCAGATGCTTCATGAGTTTGTGTTTCATATGTAACATAATAACCACTTCCAGTTCTACCTACTCTTCCCTTACGTTGTGTTGCTGATTGTGATGTTATTAGCCGCCTAACTATCTTATTAGTATATTCAACAGATTCAAGTTGTGGCATAGCATCTGTTGGAGTGCTCTTGTGATGGTAAGTACAGGTTTGCACATTAATAAACTCCATCTGGAAGTCAACAACACAATGTGCGTTTTTAACTGTGATCGATTTTTCCAACACATTAGTGCAAAAAATCCAGACTTGTCCGTCAGGTATATTATCCAAATCAGCGATAGACTCACTGTGTATCGCATAAGCATACTTAATTCCATTTGATTTCGCCCAAGTAACACCATTACGACATTCTTGAATACTAGCAACAAACCATAGTGTAACACCTTTAGAAACTGGTACTTTACTTATATACATGGTTTCTGCGACTAAACTTCTGAATACTTCTCGCTTAAGCTCCCAATACCCAGTATTGTCGTCCATTTTCTGCCGTAACAATTTGTAATCTTCATTAACATCGAAGTTCTTTGATGTTAGTCTCTCATCCAGCGCGACATCATACCCTTCTGAAATTGATGCATTATGGGTGGCGGTAATCTTGCATATCTTTTTTCCTGGCCAATTATGCTCAAGATAAATATCAGCAAACGCAACATTAGGATCATCAATGCAATGTATTTCATCAGCAAAAACTATACTATAAGAATCAGATGTGATCTGAGGACTATTATTGAATTTCCCATAAGTCATAATTTTTAAGTGCCTGGAAGCGTGATTCTTACCGTTATCAGCATGGTGTTCAGCATTCTGGACCCCGACCTCGTACTCAATAAAAATTTCAGAGTCAGCCAAGTTCTTACAAATTTCGTGATAACTATTTTTGACAGAGACCACATTAGGTTGTATCAGTAAAGCCTTGGTACCAGCTTCAACCATCTCCATTACATGGGTAGTAAACCTGGTGGTTTTACCAGTACCAGTTGGAGCGTTTAGATATGAAAACTTTTTATCAGAATTAGGTGACCACTCTATAAAATTTCGGGCACATGTTCTGAAGAACGTATCAGTTACAGGCGAAGAGAAAGGAGAAGCGCCGACATATGCTGAAGGGGCTATCCGCTTAAACGTCTCATCAGACATTACCAAAGCCTCGTTTCTAATCAAGCCGTATACTCCAACTAACTCTCCTGAAAGGTTGAATATAGGTGAACCACTCAAACCTTTTGTCCCTGCCTCATCGGTGTACGCCATGTTGCTACCTATGATCTTAACTGGACGGAGCCTAACAAAGTCAGTACGTCGAGTATCAACTCTAAAGGAAGTAGACTCTACAATGTATAGCTGGACCCAGTTACAAACAGGGTTGAATGCTACAACAAGCTCATCTATTTGCAACTTAGCCAATCTGGTTGTTTCTAAATCACCGTTCTGGTACTTTATAATATCAGCTGCTTTGTCAATATCAGCACTATCGTGCTTAAATATAATACGTTTATTATCACAACACAAATTTACAGTATTCCCTTTAGTAACATGGTAACTTGAGAAGAGCTGTGACTTACCGCCGTTAATATAAAAGCTACCGACAGTTGTTGCATTTCTAATTAAGCCTATAATATCATATGAGGCGAATTCAGAATCTTTATAAAATATTTCGTCACCCTCGGCACCCAATTTCTCAATAGGGTTACACTGTAGTTGTGCTATGCGATTCCATGCTAATATACTACTACTTCTTGCTGTTGATACAACTCGTCTAATACACTGGTCATCAATGATAGCATTAAGTACAAATTCATCATACAACTTCCCGCCAATAGAGTTGATATTGTCTTTAGGCAGTCGACAGTAATCAGTCTTGTATGTAAATACGATCATTCTGTTGTGCTTATATCGCTCTGGTATACCTATCGAATTAATAATTATTTCACTATACCTGGTTGTTGCTGCACGCATAGTGCTTGATGCCTGTGTCTGCAATTCACTAGTAGATTTACACAATTGTATTTCAACAGTGGGCAGGCCCGCGTCCAATACAATTTCAATGGCCTTGTTTATGCAATATACACCGAACTCCATAGATGTTATGATTTCAGTTAATGATGTTCTGTGTGCTATGCTTAGATTACCTATCTCATCACTCAAGAACACTCTTATGATGAAAGCCAACGGTTTTCTTGCAATACTCTCATCTCTATTGTAACACATTTCTCTATTTATCGGATCGAAGGTCCAATTAGTTTTGTTACCCAATGAATCGATTTCCAATTGTACCCTCTCTCTACTTGCAGCGTCACAAGTTTGAATGCCAGATGGTATAGAAAACATATCGACAACATCGAGCTCTTTCACCGCGTAATCAACCCATATATCTGATCCACTAAGTGCGGACTGTATTGCCACTATCCAAAGATCTGGATAAGTAGTCACCGAGTAGCGAGCTAGTAGTCTTTCTATAACCCTAAAACCATACGGCACGTATTGCATATCTTCGTTAAAATTGTGTAAATAAAGGCAAACACGAAGCCAATTCTTAACGCTGAATGCTGGTATGTCTCTATCATTTGTAGGCCAGTGTTGTTTAACCTCGTATATCATTTTCCAACTAAATGGCAGGTTTACTGTCAACATTTTGAACCCACCGGCGTCATTCAGATGGAAAAATGACTTAACAGCGTTGGTCTCGCAACGAGAACATCGAATTATGTTGAATATGTCGTCATCATGTGGTGGGCAAGGTTCTATATCTTCTTCAACATTCCAATCCTTTACCGTGATCAATGCGGATTTTATGACCTTTTTTAAATCAAGAAATCCGTGATGTACATAATAAATAGTTCTAGCCCTCATCACAATATCGTCGTCAATAACAAACAAGTTCGTTGGATGAATGAAATCCTCATAGCACAACCTAGATAGCTCCACGATGCCATGGCTATTTGAATGTTGTTTTGTTAACCACGGTTTCATATCTATCATTTCAGTAGTTAGACCTTTACAAAGCAAGTCCAGGTCAATGTTAATGCCTGCAGATTCCATTCTATATATCGCTTTAACATCACAGGAGTTAACCTGATCAGTATGTATTCGTAATTCATCTCCTTTCAGTATCTTATTCCCCCAGCGCAAGGCTTCTTTAAATTTCGATTTAGACCTTGTTATAGTTAGGTCACTAACCTCAGAATCTTCATCAAAACCACTTGTGAGAAAATCAGACTTTGAGCTCAGTGTGCTGCTTGCAGTGGAGGAGCAGTCAGCTTGTTCAAGGCTTATTACTCCATTTTCCGCAAGATCATCAAAAAGGTCACTACCACGCTGAGCTCTACTTAAGATGTCTTGAGTTATCTTGTCGTGTTTAATTTTCGTACTGCATACATATATGAACAAGGCCATGTCTACAATAGACGGGCTTACACCTTCTAAACAAGGATCAATATATCCATTGTGGAACATAGCAATGAGCCCAGCTTTCTGGTCTTTTGTTATATATGCTGGTAGAATTTGTAAAAAGAATTTTTTCAATGACTTTACGGTCTTATTCATCTCCAGTTCGTCTCCAGATTGATCAGCTAACATTATGTTGTCTAACATAACTTTCAGTCTGTCTTGGTCCTTTTTAGAAATTTTAATGTGCGAATCAGTTAGAACTGTACAACACTCGACGTTTTGATACATAAAATCTCCTTCCTTCTCCTTTTTGTTATATATGAGAGAGTCAGGTTGGATGACTGCGTAGTAATACGTCATAGTAAGATCTTCAAGAACATCAGTGTGCTTCAAATTGATAACAGAAAATGCCTCATAAGTATCCTGCCTAAAGAATCCGTTGTATACACGACGTTTTATCAGAGAACCTGACAATATTCTATTCTTTGTTCGGATAGCCCTGGCTTTAACGGATTGCGAAATTCCAGTACTGGCATCTTCATATGAATACCAGAATGATTCATCGGTCAATTTGTAGTACTCAAGTTCTCCATTATCATTGTCAATATAAACATAGTCGTCATCACATCTAGATACCCTAAGGTCTTCAAAACCAGAAGTGCGAATGTCGAGTGACACAGTCTTGCCAACATTGAGCAAATGAGCAGGGTAGAGCACAGGAGAAAAACGGTACGATCCAGAGAATGGGCTTATCCCCTTCATAACTTGGTATCCATCACTATCCCTACTAATACATGCAGATTTCATTGGTATATACTTAACTAACTCACCACATGATTTCCCATCCCAGAAGGTAGAGTAACATGGGTTAATAGCATGTTCATATACTGGTCTTCCGTCCACTGTTGCATTAGTCAAGACATAAATTGATCCATTCACAACCTTTGATAAGCCACAATTTCCCTGGAGTGCCTCAACGTCGTCGCCTTCATTGTCAACTCCAGACAAATGGTCACCGAATGTTATGGTATCATGCTTAACAAAAATCCGAAATTCTTGGTTCTTTGTCATCCACAGATGTGCTGCTGTACTAAACGTTGCCGTTGTGTAAGTCCTAATCATTGTAACAAATACAGGAAAAGAGGTGGATGTATTGAATTGAATATAATATGTCCCAGGAATAAAATACCTATCCTTTAATCTATTAACGTCAACAATACTAAGATCAGGTATTAAAGCGGTTCTATTAGATACGACTGATACCCCCAAGACATGTTTAGTTAATTGAGACCTGTCACCAAACAGGCTCGACCCCATATTAGCTGGGAGAACAACCAATGCTTTTTGCAATTCATCACCAAATCTTAGTCGGCCTGGACAACCATCTATTGGGTAAGTCACTGTTGGTTCATTAATGTGTTCTCTTGCTTCGTAAAAATTAGGTGAATTATCAACAATTAGATCAGTTTCTACAGATGATGACTTGTTATCTGCTAAATACAAATCCACATATGCTTTTTGCTCAATACCTGTCAGTACATTAGCCGCATCTGTTAGCTTAGCCATTATTTCAACACTTTCAGAAGTTTTGGTAACTAAGTTGTCTTCTGCCATGTCATACAATTCACTAACCTTTTTGACGTTACTATCAATGGAAGCCAGATCCGCATCAAAATTCTTCTTGACGTCTTCAAATATGGAATCTTTGAATATTCTTGCTAAGCGAGCGCGTATATCTTCAAGCATGTCTCTGTCTTCATCGGTAATCTCTATTGTTTCAACTGGTGGTGCACATTTCTTTAAGGGTAATGCGACGTAGAAAATTCTTGTCCAGTAGCTCACTATAACAGTGTCTTCATTTGTGAATACATCCTTAGAAAGATATTGGTCCATATTGATGATTCTAGGCAAAAACCAGAAAACAAAGTAATTTAATGGGTGTACGTATAAAGTCCCTCTGTTCACTACTGATCCACATTGCCTCGTATAACATACAACCTCAAGAACTACCTTTGAAATGAACAAGGTTAGAACGCCGCACCAGCCCACCAACAAGTAAGCAATCACGTAAAACATTAGATCATATAATTTAATTATTTGCAATTGTGTTACAGGGAATGTCACACAGAGGAAGTGCACTAAATTGGAATACACCAACTTCACTGTACACCCCAATACAAATGATATGTCACAAAGAACATATGATACATAATTTACTGGCAAGCCAGCAAAAGACAAAAACATTATAGTTATGAATAGTATACTGGTAAGGTCACAATAATCAACGTCATCTTGTGAGGCTATGACATATTCTCCTCTATACGAGATGACAGCCAAAATCCCAAAGACTAGTGACACCGTTAAATTACCTCGGAAAAATTGAATGTAAGATATGTAAACCAGAAAAACAGATAACAGCAAATTCCATATACCAACATGAGCAAATCCTGTGATAGTTTGACTCCATGCAACCCAATTTATACTCAACAACTTATCCATGACGAAACCATGTAAATTTTTCATTGACAAATCAGTCTCCAAATTGTATAAAGAATTATAAATTGTATTCTTATGCATTATTTTATTAACGACAACATTAAGTGCAATCTGTTTTTCAACGCCTCTATCCAACTTGATGTCCAATAGGCCAGTAGCATTGTCGCTACACCAATACTCTATAGATCTCTTATAAGTATCTGATCCAATAATTAAAAGATTTCCATCGGTTGAATGACAACCTTGCAACTTTGCAAATAGCTTACATTTAGGTGCTTTACTCCTATACTCGATTATTGTTGGTGAATGAAAACCGCTAACTCCTGGAATTGAAACTATTTCCCACTTGCGGTAGGCTTCTTCCGAACACATTCCAACACTCGCACCAAACGTCATCATCTGACCTTCAATATCAAATTCAGCATAATCAAAATGTTTGCCGAAATATCCGTTGGTACCTGTTATATTAATATGTGACCCAGAAGCACATTTGGTGAACGAGTTATAGATTATTTGTTCAGCATCAACTTTTTTGTATTTTAATTCATACCTGGTGTGCGCGTTACTCCATTCTTGTTCAATTTGCAAGCAAGTGATATCAATATCATATGGCTTATAAATATTAGGAGAATTACAAAGTCCATAGGTTTCAACGTAAACGTAACTGCACATGTAATTGTCATTACGCTTTACGATCATCCTAGGGTAAACATGGTAAGGATTTTTAATGTTGAATACATTATAGTGATCACCGTGTTCAAGGTTACTTAAAGTAATATCATTAATAGTCTCGATGCCCTGCCGGTGCAATTTAAAAGTCAAAACTGCACTAGGCTCACTGGAAATTTGTTCGTACAGGTAAACCAATGTCCCCGGCCCTCCAATACTGAAGCAGGCATCTAACCTAGTCGGTACTGTCGAGCTAAGAGCACAGGCATCGCCTGTAAAATCCGGAACTTCAGACTTTAATGAAGCTCTGAGGCCTATGTTACATTTGTTGTAGCAATCGCTGTTATGATAGTACACTGATGTTCCAGTGCCGTATTCACATCCCCAGTCAAATTCTTGACAAATTGGTTTTATCTTATAAGGTATAGCTCTAAGAAATTTGTATTCGTGACTTATTACCGCTGAAGCTAACTCTAGAGTCGCATCCCCGACATTTATACACTGACCTATATACATCCTTACATGAGCAGTTTCACGAGTTAAGTGCACAGTGGATGATACAGGCAATAAATTTTCTACCGAACATGCTGCAAAAGCGTACGGGCAAAGCATAACTATAGTAGCTCCTAATAACCCAAATCGAGTTCTAGGTGCAATCATCGACATTGCAAATGCAAAGATGAACCAAACCAAATAAAACCTAGAGTGCAACCTAATGTAAGCCAAAGACAAAGCAGATTTTATATTTCCGTAAATAGTGTGCTTGTTAACTCCACACATGCAATACTTGTCAGTATAATGTACATCATCCTTGCTAATGACAGGTCCATTGCCTCCACAGCAGAAATCAAAGCTCTTGATATTAGTGCAAACCTTAACTGTATCGCCTAAAGTTATCTCAGATTGATACTTGTAAATTTGTATTGTCCTTACATATGTTGGTCCAATCCATAATTCCTTTCCATGACAACGATCTACATCCCAGAAATAGTTTGCAAACGGGTAAAAACATTTAGAGCATTTGGGTTGGTTTGTCATATAATGATATATTATAGAATTATCAAAACACTTTAAACTACAACATGTGTACTTTGAATTTGTCATTGATCGAGTGTGAAATCCATCTACCCCTATACCTCCATGTCCAACTTGACAATGTCCGGTTATACCGTTTAGGCATTTATCATGAGGGACATCTGTCACACACTTGTTGGGTTCTGTATATTTACTAAAATCTGATTTATAACAAGGCTCTCCACCCAATGCAGCATACCCGTCATTCTCCCAGTTTTCGTTATCTCCACAAAGATCCTCGGATTTAGTCGCGTTGGCAGTCAAACCTGACCAATGACCCATATTAACTAATCGTTCTGATATCTGTTCCAGTTGTCTTGTATGTGCATGACAGTTATCTGAGTTTAGCTTACCTGCGCCTACCGCCTTTCTTAAGTCAACGCCACTATTCCATTCTAGCAATCGTTCAAACTCAATCTTACAATTAATGAAATCAATGCACTTGTTCAGATATTTCTTAACATCTATTCCGGTTGCTGGTGGTAATACTTTATCTGTTATAAAGTCTTGTACAGCATAGCTTAAATAAGCGATTGTGGCGCAACTCACAATTGAACCAGTCCTAAGATCTTTTTCAAATTTTACAAGTTTATTAGTAAAAACTCCTCTCAATTCATTGGACTTAGCAAGGGAGAGGTAATCATCAGCAAAATCTCCAGGTGTGAGGTTAAAAGATAACGCATCACAAAAGGTCTTCAACACGATTCCTTGTTTAAACTGCATTGTCACATCAATCGTGACGTTCTTGGCTGCAGTATCCACTGCCCCCGCATTGACGCCTATTGAAAGAAAAAAGATCATACATACAATAATGGCAACTGCTTCGGTCACCGCTTCAGCTGTCTTCTCTAAATACCCCTTTTCCTGCTTCACTTTAGGTTTTCTTACTACACGTTGTGCAGTGGGCTGATTCCGCAATGAGGACCTTATTTGAACTTCTGTGTCTTGTGCAGCAATACGCAGAATCTTAAGTCTCTCTTCTATATTAGCTATTTCACCGGCAACAACACCAGCCGTAACACCTGCCTTGATCACCCTACTCCTTCTTGGAGTTGAATGAGCCTGCCAAAAAGGGCGCAAATGCCAATTAACAGCCGAGTATTGCTTTAAATTGTTGACATAAGTGGTATGCAAAGTACCATCCAATCTAGTCCAATTCACTACAGTCCAATGCATTGTCGGTGGATTATTTTCAACTTGCTTTATATAATTCAGCAAAGAGGCTTTATCATTAAAACACCGTTGACCGTAAATAAAATTAGAAGTTGCTGTTTTCTCTTCGTACTTATCACACAAAAACCGGCTGTTTACATAATCAAAACCTGTAAGAGCGTAATCAGACTCATCGCTGCTGGTGACTATAGAGCACAAATCACCTTGTTGATTAAAAACAGGTGTGCCTGAAACCAGGTTCTTTGGATACGTAATATAACGCATGGTTCCTACTAAGACTTCGATTCCGTCGAAACCAGTCAACACTTTTAAATTAGTGCAAACATTAAACATTTTCCCACCTCTAGCCCCAACGTAAACATTGGGGGTAATTGGTGCAAAAGGCACATTGGCGAAAGCATCAACATAGTTTATACTCCTATTCTTCATCTCCGCAGCATCATCTGGTGTTAGTGAATGCACTGGTGCAATTATTAATTTCCCTTTTGCATCTCTTTTTACATAACAAAAAGAGTCGCCTTTACAGTACTTTACAAAGCTAGGGTCTATTGGAATATCCTCCATGTTTGTAAAATTAATATACTGTAATAAAAACAACTGAAACTGAGTAATCTCAATAAAAGTTGTTTGATGTTTAATTAAATGTTTAAATAAATTTAAACAATGTAAATGACTGATAAAATATCTGTCACAAATTAACTCCTACTAACCGAATAACTTGAATTAAGCAAATTTGATAGCACTTAATACACACAAGGTGGCG